CAATTACAAGAAGCGATTATTGGATCTTCTGATCTAACTAAGTTGAATCTTACACAAGAACTGGAGGCTCGTAGTGCGTTCCTGGAGGAAGAGACTAGCAAGACAGAACATAGTATGTTGCGAGGTAATTTAAATAGAACTAGCCCTATCAATACTTACATTCCTTCTCGCACACTTGAGCGTTAACTATGCCACTAATTAGTAGTTCTATTCCTAACCTTATTAACGGAGTAAGTCAGCAACCAGCAGCGTTACGCCTGGCATCACAGGCAGAAGAAGTAATTAACTGTATGCCTAGCCCTGTTGAAGGCTTAAAGAAAAGGCCACCAATGCAGCATATAAAGAAAATGTTTGCAGGGTCAGCAGGGTCAGGTAGGCCATTTACACATATCGTTGATAGAGATGGAACTATAAGGTACTTAATTTTTATACAAGATAACGCTATAAAAGTATTTGATTTAGATGGTAATGCACAGACAGTATCTACACCTAACGGCACAGGTTATTTAAATATTACAGGAGAACCTAGCTCTACATTTAGAGTCGCTTCTATTGCTGACTTTACATTCATAGTTAACAGAGAGAAAACTGTTCTTATGGATACAAGTACTAACTCGTATAATTGGGGTACGAAGTCAATGGTGTTTATAAAATCTGCTGACTTTTCTACTACCTATAGAGTTAATCTTAACGGCACAGAAAAAAGTGTTACAACTGGCAATGCCTCTGGCTCTGCGCCTGATACTGTAACTATTGCTAATGACTTAGCTACGCAACTAAATACTATCTCTGGCTTTACTGTTACTAATACTGATTACATAATTAGAATTACAAAAGATGATGGTGGAGATTACACGTTAGAAAGTAGTGACACAAAAACAGCGACTGCAACGTCAGCAATTAAGGGGACTGTTAACAGTATTACCGACTTACCTACTATTGCAGAACATAACTTCACAGTAAAAATACAGGGTTCAGCAACCACAGCCTTCGATGATTATTACGTTAAGTTTGACGCTACAGCTGGTAGTGGTTTTGGAGGAGGAGTGTGGAGAGAAACTGTTGCACCGAATATAAATTTTCAATTAGATAAATCAACAATGCCACATACGTTAGTTAGAAATACTAACGGCACATTTACTTTTAGTCAGTTTAATTACACAGGGCGCATAGCAGGAGATTATTCAACTGCACCTAACCCTACATTTGTAGGTAGTAAAATAAAAAACATTAACCTGTTTAGAAATAGACTTGTATTTTTAGCGGATGAAAACGTAATACTATCAGCAGCAGATGCCTTTGAAAGATTTTTTCCAGAAACAGTACAGACAGCCCTGGACTCTGACCCTATTGATATTAGCTCTGGCGGTACTTCGGTTAACTTTTTAAACAGTAGCCTAGCGTTTGCTAATACGTTATTGCTATTTAGTTTGCATGGTCAGTTTAGATTAGACACAGGAACTACAACAATAGGAACATCTCTTACCCCTAAGACTGCGACTATAACTGCAATAACTACATTTGATATTGTTGATACTGTTGACCCGATAGGTGTAGGTCGTACTGTTTATTTTGGAATACCGAAAGGAAACTTTAATGGTTTGCGCGAATACTTTTTGCCTGATGCTAGTGGACCAATACCATTATCAGAGGAGGTAACATCTTCTGTACCTAGATTTGTTCCTGACAATTTAATTAGTATGTCTCCTTCTGTATCAGAAGAAATTATTACAATGATTAGTAAAGATGAACCACGCAGAATATATCTATATAAATTTTTCTTTGACGATGACCAAAAGCTACAGTCATCTTGGTCTTATTGGGAAGTGGCAGCAAACAAAACACTATTAGGTGGCAATGTTTTGGATAGTGATTTATATACTTGTGTTGAATATTCAGATGGCGTTTACCTAGAAAAGACACAGCTAAGACCTGAGACTGTAGATAGTGGTACAGAGTTTGAGATACTGCTAGATAGAAAAACTACAGAAGCTGCTTGCTCAACATCTCTTATAAACTCAGGTGCATTAGGAGTGCAAACTGTAATTACCTTGCCATACCCTATGGCTAATACAGGAACGATGGCAGTAGTTGGTAGGTTTGATTCAAGTAATACTATTAGACATGGACAGGTTATAAAAGCTACGGCTGAAACTTTGACAGGTGGTACAGGTGGTAATGGAACTATGACAGTACTTGGAGATTTAACTAATGCAAAGTTTTTTATAGGAGAAACATATAATATGACTTACGAATTTTCTACACCATACTTGAAAGAAACTCCTCCAGGTGGAGGCTTGGCTGTAGTCGCTGGTCCAAGGTTGCAGCTACGCACATGGAGTCTAATATTTGACGAAACTTCTAATTTTAGTGTTAAAGTTACACCAGCACAGAGAGATGAACTTACATATACTTTTAATGGTTACAAGATTGGTAGTGGTCAGTTCCCTATAGGCACACCTTCTTTATCTACAGGTAAATTTAGAGTGCCTGTAATGGCACAGAATACACAGGCAAAAATTGTACTCTTTAGTGATTCTCCGCTACCCTGTAGGGTACAGTCAGCAGAGTGGGAAGGATGGTATCAAGAACGAGCGTCAAGATTATAAAGGCGTATCAAAGGCCAGCAAGGATTGACGATGTTTCCTATGTAGGAACGCACATGAGACAGGAAGATATGGAAGAATGTTTTGCACATTCTGGTACATCTCCTGTTCAGTCATTGTTTGAATGTTTTTTTACAAGTAATCCTTGTATGACTATGATTAGCAGACATGGAAATCCTATGGGAATGTGGGGAATAATCAAGCAACCAAACAAATCTGGTCAAGTATGGATGCTAGGTTGTAAAAATATGCTTGAAGATAGTAGAGACAAACGTGAGTTTTTAAGGCAATCTAGGATAGAATTAAAAAAATTACACAAAGAGTTTCCTGTTTTGTTTAATTACATAGATGCACGAAACACAGTACATCTTAGGTGGTTAACATTTATGGGGTTTACCATAATAAAAAAACATGAAACATTTGGGTATGAAGGTCGACCCTTTTATGAATTTGTAAAAATCTAACTATGTGTAACGCAGTTGCTATTGGTATCTTTAGTGGAATTATGAGCATAGGTCAGTCTATTGCTCAAACAGCTGCACAAAATAGACAGATAGAAGCTCAAAATATGAGCGATCAGTTTCAGTACGATTTCAATATGCTTCGTGCGCAAAACCAGAGAAACTATGAAGCAAACCAAGAAGCATTAAGAAACGAACAGATGTTTCAGAACGAAGAATTAGCATTGATAGCAGAAGCAAATAAGATGAATGATGCTAACCAAAAGATTAGGCAGTTGCAGCAACAGTCAGCCCAGGAAACAAGAGAAGCAACTTTAGAAGCTAAGAGACAGGAGGGTACAATTCTTGCTACAGGTAGGTCAGGTCTTAATGTTGCTAACTTACTTGCAGATGTAAACAGAGAATTAGGTAAGTTTGACTACTATACAGACACTAACCTGGCTTTTGCTACAGCTGGAGTGCAATCAGAGAAGAGAGGGTTTATATCAGAACGTGCAAGTAGGATCGCAAGTATATCTCCATACCTTAAGAAAACTATTCTTGATCCTATGAAACCTGTACCTAGACCGAAGGTAAGCGTAAGCCCATTCTCTATAGGTGCTGGCATTATGGGTGGAATAAATGCTGGCGTTAACTACAACATTATGAAAAACGGCTAATGGCAAAACTTTCTCTCGGCAAATCAACAGGCGACACTAGCCGTAAGACATCAAGGAGGTTGCTTAGTCAGTATGGTGTTGACTCGACTATCGCTACTAAAGGTCTTACTGCTCCAGGAATAAAAGTATCTGCTCCTATTGTTGATACTTACCAGCAAGTAGAGAGGATGAACGCACCTCAGTTACAGCTAGGTGAGTTTGCTGATATGAGTGTAGGGTTTGACAACTCAAAAGACTTACAAAACCTAGCTAACTCACTTGGTCAATTTAACTCTCAGCTGCAACAGTTAGGTGGTACGCTTGCAAAAAGACAAAAGCAGATAGATACAAAGGCAAAAGATTACAGTAAAAGCCTTGCGTTACAAAACTTTGGCAGTAAAAAATCAGCTATAGAAATACTGCAAGATACCAGGCAAAACCTACAAAAAATTGTAGAGAATGAAGAGTCAACTATAGAGCAAAAGAAAGCAGCAGAAAAGAATCTTGATTACATAGATTCGAGAAATAATGTATTAGTACCGCACTTACAGTCGCAAAACAGAATAATAAATATACAAGCAAATGCTGCAACTTTATCTAGCAAAGCTGGTGGTGCAATGGTAATAAAAAATGGAATAGAAGTGCCATTAAGCTCACTTAGACCTGATGATCCTGCATATCTTGAATGGAGAAAAAATACAGTATATGGAGATGGTAGTGGTGGAATAATACCTTTGACAGAAAAAGAAGGGAGAGAAGTATCTGCTACTGTTTTATCTGCCTATGCAAATGATACAAACAGACAGGAAAAAGCAGTTATAGCGTACAACAAAGAGAAATATGAAGGAGAATCGTTAGTTCAAGTTGATGCTTACGCAGCAATACATCTTGATAAGAACAATATGGATGATGTAGTAAAAGGTCTCAACGCAATATTAGATGATTCTCGCTTTGTTCAAATATACAGAACAAAAAAGGACAGAGATGAATTTATAAAAAAATTAGTAACACAATGGAAGCAAGCATTATTTGTTAGAGGACAAGAGACAGGTGTTTTCTTAGAGGCAGATGAAGCATTTGAACCTTGGTTAAAAATAATGACAGGTAAGAAAGAAGATAGGCTAATAAAAGATACTGATAAAAATTCTCCTACATTTGGACAAGAAATAATTAATCCAAAATTACTTTGGCATAAAGGTTTTCAGCCTGGATGGGAAGCTAATACTAAATACGTTTACAATCAAGAACTTGCTAACGCTAAGAATCAGCAAAAAACAACAGAGGTACAGACAGGTAACAATGCTATAGATAAAATGTTTACAGAAGAAATATTGCCTGAGTTAAAAAAGATAGATGAAATGGCAGAGAAAATAGATGGTGGATTTGCTTCTGACAAAGTACAAACAGAACTAACTAAAATAAAACAAACATTTGAAGAAAAAAAGAACGAAATAATATCTAGCGTACCTATTAGATTTCAAGAAGATGTATTAACTTATGCAAACAAGAAGATAGTTACAAGTGATGGTTTATTGTTTGGACCAGAGAGAAAATTACTATCGACACAACTAGGTAAAGAATATACACAAGTATTTCTTAACCCACAGAAAGCAGTTGCATTTAGGGATAAGGTAAACAAACTTATGGAATCAGGTGCAATAGATGTGAATGTTGGTATGAACCTTATTAACAGAACCAATACTATTGTTAGTGAAATAGCAAAACCAAACCAAGAATTTGCAGCAGACATTATTAAAACAAACTTAGATAAGTTTGCTAGTTCTAAAGGTAAAGGTTATTTCTATTCTTCTGACTCTCCTGGAGGGTCAGAATTTATTTTAGAAGAACAGCTAGAACTTAGTAATGCAGAGCAAAAAATGACAGATGGTGCAAATAAAATAATAGAAGAAGGATTAAAGAATAATAAAAGTACACAAGTTATTAATACAGAACTTACTAAATACTTCCAAGATACTGATTTTGGTTTAGTTAGTAAGTATCAAACTAAAAACTTAGACGGAGAAATACCAAAGGCATTTGACTCAATAGATGATTTCAAAAATAGAATGATTGGTGTAGAACAAAAAGGGAAGATTGATAAAAAAGAAGCGACACAATTAGTGACTATGTATAAAAGCGAAATACCTATGTTACCAAAAGAAGATTTAATGAAGTTGTTAGACAGTTGGAATACTGATGGCGTAGAGGGAGTAGATAAAGATGTCAGAAAAATGCTTAGAGCATTAAAAAAATACAATGGTGTAACTCCATATCAATTCTTTAATAACCAATTACAAAAGCACGACATAAGTTTTTCAGATATGCAAATACAGAATGGAGGAGTAGATGAATTTAATAAAAAATACTCAAAGATAAATACCAACACAACAAAGCCTCCTAGCTTTATACAAAAAATTGCAATGCTCCCTGTCGAACTATTGCTCGGTGGATCTGTCATGGCAGGAGAAGTTAACAATAATCCATATAACTACATCCCTCCCGAAGGTACACAAACAATTCCTAGTATGTTAAAGATTGCACTTACTTCTGATTTTACAGAAGATGAAGCAGTAATTATGGCAGCTATAGGAATGGCAGAATCTAGTGGTAGACCACATGCACATAACACAGAGGGGGATGATAACAGCTACGGATTATGGCAGATAAATATGTTAGATCGACCTGGATTTATGATGGGAGAGGAGCGCAGAGGCCAACTTGCGTTAGACTCAAATGAGCAGCTGTTCGATCCAATAGTTAATGGTCAGGCAGCCAAGTATATCTATGATATGCAAGGTTTTGATGCTTGGACAGTTTACAAGACAGGTGCTTACAAAAAGTACTTGCCAGCTGCCCAAGAAGCTCTTAATTCACTATCTAATTAATCATGCCTTTTGAAGAATATACAGACGAGAACGGAGAAAAGAAAACTCGCTACGTTGCTCCAGAAGGAACAATATCTAAAGAACCAAAGGAAGGTTTCCAGGAGAGTGGAGATTTTGATTTAGGTGCATCTATTGGCAGAACATTTGGACAAGCTGGTAGAGACTTTGTACAAAATTTATATGATTCTGTTTACGATGAAATAGCTACATACGATCCAGCAAGTCCAACAGAAACTTTTAAAAGTTCAAGAACTATAGATGATATACGGAATGAATATGGTACAGATTTATCTCCTAGAGAATTTAATAAAATATTTAACGAAAGAAAAGAAGAATTATTCCCTTCGGATCAACCAGGAGTAATAGGTAAAGCATTTAATATGCAACCTACTTCCTTCGATAACCCAGATGCAGACATACCTTTCTTAGGTAAACCATTTGACAATGTTGCACAGAACAATGCAGAACACATGATTGGTGGGTTGCTGGCTTCGATAGGTCAGTTTGCGTTAATTGCTAAAGGATTAAAAGCTAAAGGTGTAAAAGTACCGCAAGTTCCTTTATTCAAAACAAGAATGAAAACTAAACTTGCAAGTAAAGCTCCTAAATTTAAAGGTTTTTTTGATAGAACGCAAGGTAGATTTATACGAGGTGCGCAAGAAGGTTGGCTTCCTGGAGCAATAAATGACTTTGCTATAGAAGATCCTTGGGATGGCAATATGGTTAACTTACTTGCTAGTGCTGTACCTGATGGAAAATTAAAAAATTTATTAAATGAGTTTGCAGTTACAGAAGATGACACGTTAGCAGAAGCAAAATTAAAAAATGGTGTAGTAGGCACACTTATAGCTGGTCCATTACTAGGAGGTTCATTAGAGCAGTTAGGAGGAATAAAAAAAGAAGGTAAATATGCTATTGGTGCTGGCAAAAGAGAAACTCTTAAACTTATTGATGCTATTGCAGATTATTTTGTTGGTAGCGCAAAAGTTGCTAAAAAAGGAAATGCAGCGAGAGGCATAAAAAATCCTCTAAAAGAACTTACAGATCAAGAGACAGCAGAAGTAGGAATTACAAAACTTACAGGTAGAGAAAAGAAATCAGCTGCTGAACAAGCTGTAGAACTTATCGAAGAGCAAGATAAAATACAAAAAGCAAAAGATTTTCCAGGTACTAGCGGACAGCAACTTAATACAGATGGCATAAATCAAAGCGAAATAGAGTTTAATGAATCATTAAATGAATTAGAGCAAGCTAGAAAAAATTTAGAAGTAACAGCATCAAGGTCAAAGTTTATAGCTGAATCGACAGGAGGTATAGATGAAACAAAAAGTTTAGACTTGCAACCTGTACCTAGCTCAGAACTTGCAACTATTGGAGTAAATGAAATTGCTGTAAATCCACGAAGATTTCAATTTAAGCAAGCAGGGCAAACGCAAACTGGACAAAGTGGATCTTTAACAAGAATAACTAAATACAATACTGACTTAGCTGGTGTTGTAAGTGTATGGAGAGATCCAGCTGACGGCAAAACTTATGTTGTTAATGGACATAACAGATTGGCAGCAGCAAAGCGACATCAAATACCAACTATAAATGTCAGGTATCTTGATGCTCCAGATGCAGCAACTGCAAGAGTAAAAGGTGCTATGCAGAATATTGCAGAAGGAAATGGCACAGGTATTGATGCAGCAAAGATAATTAGAG